AGGACCCATATTAAGGTAAATAGAATCAGTATCTGAAGCAATAACATAATCAACATCCTCCGTCTTAAGAAGTTTATTCAGATAGGTATTCATTTTGTTTTCAATCCAACGGATTGATACTTGACCACTCAAAGTAATTGCTTCAGCATTTTCGAGTTTATAGTAACGGAAATACTGATTTCCAATGGCACCATAAGCAGAGTTCAGAGAAATCTTCTTTGCCATCTGAATATTATTACAGCGGGCAATTTCTTTTACCAGTTCTTTATTCTTGGTTTTCTCATACTCTTTCTTTGCCTCAATCATCTTCTTCTTGAAGATAACACGGTCTTGATACATCTTCTCCATCAACTCTGGAAGGAATCCACGAATATCCTTACGGAACATTGCGCCATTAGCACATACAGCATAATCACTGTACATCTCAAAACTGATTTGTTGATTGAGAATCTTATCAACATTTACAGTTGGGTGCCTTTCATCTACCAGAGTTTCTGGGGAAATGTTGTACTGCATAATCAGGTGAGGATACAGTGAGTTAAGGTCAAAGTTTACAACCCAATCATACTTACCAGGAACTGGTTCCTTCACATATGCTCCAGCATACTTCTCATTCTTCTGAGACTTGTTCTTTGGAGGAATAACAATATTACGCTTCTTGAGATAGTTGTAGATAATGTTGTCCCACATCCTTACCTGATAGAACACATCAGCATAGTTTACCTTTGCGTCATATGCCATCGTAAGTGCGAGTTCAATCAGTTTCATTTTGTCTTCCAAACGGTCAACAAGTTCCACGTCAACGATGTTGTATTCAATGAACTTCTGCCAACCTTGAGTATAGAAGTCCTTAAAGGTATCAAACTCACTGTGGTCAAGTTTCTTCTGACCAAGTTCTACTTCAGCAATATAATCGAGACGATATGATTCCTGTGCTTTATAAGTAAACTTCTTATAAAGGTCAAGATAGTCCAATTGAGTTAAACCACCAACATCAAATGTTGTGTGCTTACGTCCATTGATGTAAATCTCACCTTCAGTAACCAATCCCCAGTTAGAGAAACGCTTCATCAGTTTCTCACCAAGAACGCGATTCAACCGCTTACAGATATATGGAATATCATACAACTGAATGTTCCAACCAGTCACAACATCAGGAACATCAACCATCCAATAGTTAATGAAATGATTGAGAAGTTCATATTCACTGGGGCAATGATGATATGTTACATTACTCTGTTTGTTATTGAATGGTTTTACTCCCCAAGTAATAATCTCTTTAGTTGTGTAGTCCTGAATAGTAATCGCAAGGATTTCTTCTGAACAAGATTCGACATCTGGGAATCCCTGTTCAGAAGCAACCTCAATATCCAGAGTTACAAGTTTGATTTTACTAATATCAAACTTAATTTCATCCTCAGGATACTTCTCAGAAATGTATTGACAGATATATCGATCATTTCCATAAATCTCAAATCCATCAATTTCATCATACTTTTTGTAGAACTCACGACAATCCCGAACTGTTCCGGGATTAATCGGTTCTACTGCTTCTCCACCTAATGTTCTATACTTAGAATCTTTTTTTGACTTTATAAAGAGAGTCGGAAAGAACTCATCTCTTGTCTCAAATCTTTTACCATTTTCTACTCCACGAACCAAAAATTGATTTCCAATCAACTGAACATTAGTGTAAAATCTCATTCCTTAATCAAGTCCTCGTATTTTTCAAGTAGAGTCGGAGTCGGGTCAGCAAGAGTGAGAATCTTATCCGAACTCATCATAAATGTATTTTCTTTTGTGTATCCACAAAGAAATGGTTCCATTGTTTTGTCGCTTTTGATAACAAATGGATTAATCAACTTACAATCAGGTTCGCCAATATCAGCACCAACTTCCTCAATCTGACTGATCAGAATCAGATTGTTCATTAGTGCTAGAATCTTCGTTAGTTTCTTTTCCATGATTAACTACGTCTTTAACATACATTTCTTTTAGTTTAATAGTTGGTTCCACCATTGTCACCAACCAATCTGCTGGAACAGGAATCTTTTCATCGGCAGAAAGTGGAAGCCATGGATACAAAGAAACTTCGAATCCAGATTTTTTCTCAATTCCATCTTCCTCGACCATGCTTGGATTACGCATTCTAATCAAACATGGTTTGTCAAGATAATATCCGACTACTCTTTGGTTTTCTTCTTCACCATAAACCATCTCAGTAACATCAGAAATCAAGTCTTCTCCAGACTTGAGTAGCATTAATTTAATCGTCATAATACACTCGAACCTCCATTCATTTTAGCAAGAAAAAAAGGAGGAGTCAACCTGGATTTTGCCAGGTGCTCCTCGCGCCGACGATATTCAGTTATATTTATAGATAGTCTTTACGTTTGTGATGATCGGGGACAATCTTTCTTAAGTTGACAGAGAGGAGTCCATCTTCAAAGGATACATCTGCGACTTCTGTATCGTCTGCCAGTGTCCACGCTCTCTTGAAAGATCGTTGAGCCAATCCCTTATGGACGTAGTTGGTGTCAGATTCTTTATCCTCTTTTTGTCCTTCGATAAATAATTTCCCATCTTGTGTATAGACATAAACCTCCTTCTTCTTAAATCCAGCAAGTGCTAGTTCAAGTCGTGATTCCACATTGCTTACTTGAACAAGATTGTATGGGGGATAGTTAGAGGTTGTTTCGTGAATTTTAAAGATGCGGTCAAAATATTCATCCATTCCAATTGTATTGCGATTGATTCTTTCAAGCAAAGCAGGAAGATCCGCAGCCTGATACTTCATCAGATTAGTCATTATAGTAGCTCCTTTAAAAGCGAGTTTGTGTTTTGTGGACCCTTACGGCATCCAATACTAATTATACAAGAAAGCATAAAAAAGGAGGGTCGGAAACCCCCATCTTTTATTTCGGATATTACGGCATGAAAACTAATGAAAGTTTTACGCCTTGAATATCAACTAATTTGAGTATTATGCTTTGAAAACTAACAAGAGTTTTACATAGTGAATACTAACTAAAGTTTGAAGATGATTGAGTATTATGCCTTGAATACTAACAAGAGTATTTCATCCTGAATACTAACGGAGACCATCTTCAATAATCATCTTACGCAAAGCATACCAAATCTGTTGAGTCATTTTATCCACCTTTGCCCGCGCTCTCTTAAGCGCAAAGTATTCATCATAACTCATCCCAACTTCAAACCTATCTTTATATTCGGATACAGCACGACGCATCCAATGCTTATAGTTTGACGCAGGAACTCCTTGATTCATATGAAATGGTTTACATCCAAAATAGTGTGCTTTGCTGTATTTCCAAAGTGGTGGTTTTTGGATATCTGGGCGAAGACGCAACTCACCATTTGGTCGCAATATAGAATTGACAATAGTATAAATTCGATTAGGAGTCTTTAGAGTTTTGAGATTTCCTTTCTTATCAAACTCCAACCCAATTGCTGACAGAAGTTCCTCATCGTGATTTAGATATTCGCAAATAGAGGGAATGTAACCTTCTACGGTCATACCACCCTTTACAGCATACTTCTTAATCCACTTTGAAACTTCATCTTCATAATCAATACTACCAAATCCATATTCAGAAGATTTTGCGGGATTAATATCCTCGTTTGCTTGCTGAATAAATTCAAAAGTATATTGATTACTTTCTTGGTAATCTTTAAGTTTTGTTGGAGTGAAAGTTTTCAAACAACGAAATGCTTCTTTATCCTTATTCAAAAATTCAGCAATCGCTTTAGTATCTGCTTCATCAGTTTTTGAATCAGAACCATATCCCGCAAGTTTTCTTGCTTTAGGAGTAGATTTTTGAGGGAATACTAAAATAGTAACTCCTTTTTCTTGAGCATTATATTCAAGTTCTTTTAGTTGCTCATAACTAAAAGGTTGGGCAAGAGTGTTCTTGTGCGATTCTCTTAGGTGAGCATCTTCTGCTACAACACAATCACCTCTTTTTAATCCAGGGATATCAAGTTTAATTAAATCAATATCGTTTCTCTTTCCGTAAAAATTATTGGTGCCACTATCATAAAAGTGTGCTTTACCTTGGCCAATATCAGCAGTAAAAAGATTCATAATTTTTTCAAGTATTAGGGTATGAATACTAACTAGAGTATTACCATATGAATACTAATAAGTATTTGTTCGGTAAGTATTATGTATTGAATACTTACAAGAGCATTGCAAGGTGAATACTAATTAGTGCGAACTCAAATATCATAGCACAAAGAAAGAGGGGTGGCAACCCCTCAATTCTCATTCTGTTTCTACTGCTTTACCTTTTTTACCAATATTGTACTTCTGCTCAAGAATCCAATCACCTTTGTCCTTATAGGCAAGAACTTTGATTTGATTGAGTGGAGCAATATCAGTTACAGAATCTTCCTTAACAACCGTAATCAGTCCCCAGTCAGCAAGAAGGCGGACAATACGATTACGACGCTGTACATCATTTACAGTTAGGTTTGCGT